GTAAAATACCTTCATCATTAACTTTATTCTTAAATGCTTGCAAAAGTATAAAGTTATTATTTGATTTATTTTTTACACTAATACGTACTATATTTTTTGACATAATTAACCGTTTAATTGTTGTTTTTTATCAATAATTGCTTTATCAACCAGCAAAATTTTATTATTAAGAACCCCTCTTTCTGTGAATTCTTCGTCACAGTTTCTAGAATCTAAAAAATATTCTTTTAGGCTCTCTAAATCCTCTAAAGACATTTCGTGAAAATTCATTTTTTCCATTTGTTCAATTATTATTTACCTTTATGGTTACCTAGTTCCACTCTTTTTTACTGAAGGCATTACCCGAGAACCGAACCAAAAGCTGATAATAGTCGCAAATAATGCCTCAGTTTGTTCATCCCATACAACCCCTAAAGTCGTATTTAAGTCGCTACCATTCTGTATTGCTTGATATAATAATGTTATTTTAACTCCAATAAACGTTAAAAAGAAAATATATGTTATAAATGGTCTTACAAATGCTCGTAATGAATTTATAAATCCTTTTTGATTGCCTAGTGCAGTATCATGATCTAAAAGCATTTTGTGTTCTTCGAAATCCTTCTTTGCATCAAATAGTTTGATATCTAAATCAACACCTAGTTTTTTTGCCTCTAATTGAAGTTTAAATTCTTCCGTTTTTTGTTCTTTATCTGATTTATTTTTAAAATAATCTATTAGTGATGGCACCGCTGATCCAGCAAATCCTAATAGGCTACCTAAAATAGTAAACATTATGTTCCTTTATACATCAATTGAATCATTTTTAAAACTATCTGTTAAACTTTTTAATTTAATATATGCTTGTTTGATTTTATTTTCATCAGGAGACACTTCAAACATAGAAGGGTCTACTTCAAACATCATTCTATTTTCTGCGAGAGGCTGTTCTGGATGGGTATGTCTTTGATATTCATTAGTATAAATTCGAACAATTGCTTTATATGTATTATTTGACGAATGCTCAATATCAGATACTTTATAATAAGCCTCGTCTATAAGTATTCCACTAGTAGTTAAAAATGATTTTTTAATTGCCATTGTTCGCTAAGTCTTGTGTCTCTTTGTGTTCTGGATCATCTTTTTCTTTAAACCAATAATCAGTACTTTTCGCTAAAACAGCAACATAGGCTCCAACCAAAATATTGATTAATTGCATATGATTATCTGTGGTACCAGTTGTAAAAAATAACAAATACAATAAAATTAAAAATGTTCCTACGATGGCCCAAGATAAAGTAATTCTTGCCCAAAAATTTTTCACTTTTCTTTTTTCTATAGCTGATAATTCAGTACTGATTTTTTTTTTATTTATTGTCATTATATTTCCCCATAGTTGTCTAATTTATTAAAAAAGACATTATCCTTCTGTTCCAAGTGCAGTGATGGTTTCTCCGCCTGCTTCTGCATCTCTAATTCTTAAGGCACTATCATATGCTTGACCTAAAATATCAGTATTCATATACTTGACATTAGTAGGATCATATCCAAATTTAACTAAAAATTCTTGTTTTTCTGAAACTGTAAGATCCGCAACTTCTACTTCGGGCTCTTTTACTTCAGGCTCTTGGGCTTCTACTTCTTCATTCTGTTGAAGCGGATCTATTATTGCTATATTAGCAAAGGTGTCTTCTTTAGGACTTTCCGTTTTAACATCATCTGTGTGATGAAGAAGAAGTTTTTTAAGTTCTTCTTTTTCTTGATCACTTAAATTTTCAAATAATTCTTTTACATTTAACATTTTTTCCTTTTAAACTGGTGCTACTAGATCATCATCAAATTCCGAACAGGCACATTGAACTTCTGCAGTACATTCGCATGGATCACAGGTGCAATTTGAACATTCGCATTCTGGATTATTACACATTTAAACTCCTTTTAACTCCCTTATATTTATGTTTATAGGGGATTTGGTTTTTCTAAGTTGTTGCTTCTTGTTTACTTTTATAATCTGCTATTGCTCCTTTAATTGCATCTTCTGCAAGAACCGAACAATGAATTTTTACTGGGGGCAATGATAATTCTTGCACAATGACTGTATTATCTAACGCAAATGCTTCGTCCAATGATCTACCCTTAACCCATTCGGTTGCCAATGAAGAACTTGCAATTGCAGAACCACATCCAAATGTTTTAAATTTTGCATCAACAATTTTATCATTATCATCCACCTTTATTTGTAATTTCATAACGTCACCACATTCCGGTGCCCCCACAAGACCGGTTCCTATACTAGGATCATTTTTATCAAAACTTCCAATATTTTTGGGTCTTTCAAAATGCTCTACTACTTTATCTGAATATGCCATATTATTTCCATCCTAAGTGCTGTCTACTATCTGCGGGAATATCCTTTATTGGTGTAAAACTTTCTCCGCAACCACAAACATGTCCATATTTGAGTCTTTTAAATATGAATCCCTGTTCTACCAAATTTCCTATTTTATAATCTACTTCTACATCACCAACTATATCATTAAGTATATGCTCATCTATTACTAATTTAATTCCGTTTTCAATAAAAACCAAATCTTCTGGTTTAATTTTATTTTCAAAATCTAAACTATATTTCCACCCAGAACAACCGCCGGAATTTGCTCCTACTCGTAAGTATGAATTTTCAATGTCTTTTTTTTCGTCTTCAATCATTTCTTTAAAAACATTTGATGCCTTTTCAGAAATTTTAAGTTTACATCCAACTTGGTTTGTGTTCATTTTCCTCAATACGTTCATACATGAATGATGTCCTACAGCCGCATGTTCCTTTTGCTGAAGGATTGTTAAATTTTAATCCACGATCATTTAAATTATCCGACCAATCAATTTCTGTATCTCTAATATATAAATGACTTTTTTTATCTACTAAAATGTTTAATCCAAAAGATTCAAACTCTAAATCAAATTTCCCTTTACGGCTTTCAAAATCTACTGTATAAGTAAATCCTGAACACCCGCCACCTTTAACGCCTACTCGCACTACTGTACCTTCAGAAACTTTCTGATCTTGCATTATACCCAATACTTTATTAGCGGCTTTTTCTGTAAACGATATCATATTCCCTTAATTTGTGTAATTGATTGTTTCTGTTTCAAGGCACAATCATAAGCCCACTCCAACACTAAGCGGCCAATGCTACCTGTGCGGAAAAATAATCGTCATTGTTTGCGATTAAGTTAAATGACATTTTACATCTGTCAAGATGGTCTCCTCTGCATAATCACATTCAATCGAATTCCCGAACACCCCCAACATTAAGTCATCAAAGTCCAGTCTAGAACAAAATATAATCCCATCATAATCGATATTATAAAAACCCACAATAACAAAGTAGGATTATCATTCATATGGCTCATTGGTGGAGGTGGGCGGAGTCGAACCGCCGTCTTAAATGCTACTCTACAGTATCATCAACTACATCTATTTAGATAAGTCTTGAGTCACATCTTTAATTTTTTCTATTTGTTTAGTAATAATTTCTTCCCGTTTTGGCCAATAAATATAATCTTTATCTGGATTTTTCATAAGATTATATAAAAGAGGTAAAATTAATTGCTCAACTTTGCCCATATCTACTATATATTTTTCTTCTAAATATTCTTTTTTATAACTAATTTCTTTAATTGCGGAATCTATTTTCTTTTCTAAATTTGCAAAACTTTGAGATTTTGCTTGAACCTCAACTATTTTCTTTTCTACTTCTGTTGTTTTTGCTTTATATTCTTCATCATTTACTGCGGAAAAACCGAAGTCATAACTATCATATTCATCAGGTATTATTGCCATTTTCGTATCCGTATTTGCAAATCCAATAAGAGTCAACTATATCTGAAATGGGATTTTTATCGCAGTTTATTTGAAATTCATCTATGAGTTTTCTATGCGTATCAGACACAAAAGAATCATACATCAATTCTTTATTTGCGTTTCCCTTATCGGATGCGTATTTTTTGATTACTGTAGGGGGTATCATTTTATACCCAAGTTTACAGTTGTATAAAGTGTTTTTTAAAATTGCCATATTTTCTGCAATTTGCAAAATTCTTTGTCCAATTGCGGCATATGCATAATCTTCAATAAAAACTACTTGATGCAAGTTTTGATCTGTAACATCATATTTCATAATACATTTTTTAACCCAAGACGATAGTCCTAAATATCTTTCCATCTCTGTATTATATTTAGGATATTTTTCTATTCGAATATTACGAAAAGATTTCCATCTTTCAAATTGTCTATCATTTTTTGCTAAACAATAATGTGTAATATTTTCATATTTCCACTCTCCACGACATTCTGTTATGGCTGGACTGGTTAATGAATAATCAATTCCCACATATAAATCAGGTGTCCCAGTTGCCATCATCTTCTTCTTGTAATTCTATTAATTCTCCGCAATAAGAGCAAAATCGTACTATTTCATCTTCGTCTTCATGAACAAGAATTTCATACGTTTTAAAACAATAAGTGCAATTAATATTTTCCGATATTTCCATATTAAGACTTTAAGCCTTCTCCTCGTCTTTTAATGATTCTTCTAATTGTTCAACGGTCAGAAAAACTTGACCCTCCAAAAAAATTTGAGGGACTTTTTTACTTCCTGTAATTGACAATATTTTACCAAACAATCTCTTATCCGCCTGAATGAACATATATTGTTTTTTATACTTATCTAATAAAGATTTTGCTTTTTCACACATTGCACATTCCCTGAAAGTAAAATGTCCAACAACATAATTTCCTTTGTTAAAATCTATTTCATATTTTAGCATTATAAATCCACCACTTCACACCCATCACCTGCGGCGCAAGCTAATTCTTGTGATCCTACAGTAAAATCTTTTTCCTCATATGCAGATAATAATGACCAATCAACATTTTTAGGCATTGCTTTTAATGCTTTTGTATATTCAGCTTTTGTACAATCTTGATAAGGTGCTTGCCTATATGCATGTTCAGAAAAAGGTAAAAAAGATATTCCACTAATATCATCAAAATTATTCCATACCCAATTTCCCATTTCTATCCACTCATTTTCTTTGACTGAAATGGTAATAGATGGTTTGTGTTCGCACCAATATTTTTGATATGTTGACCAAAGATCTAACTGTTCAATCGCATTTATATCGGCTCTACATCTTGCATTTTGTGGACTTTTCATAGGAAATGAAAATACAGATGTGTGTTTCGGTTTCATCACATCTGGTTCATTTGGAAAGTTTGCTTCCTTCATGAATTTACAAAGCGGATCTTTATTATCAGCCCGCACTGTTCTAATATAGTAGGGATTGTGACGAGCATGTATGCCACTAGCAGAATCAACAAGTTGACTAACCGTACCAGAAGGTTTGACACAAGTAATTGCGGCAGATTGCGGGATGTTAAGTTTTTTTGAGAATTCTTTATTAGTTTTAATTGCAACATTTTTTAACTTATCCAATAAATCTTTTAAATTGCCTTTTTTACCATTTGTCAAAGAATTATCCATTATTCCTGTAAGAGAGACCCCCAAAAGTCGTTCCTCTTCGCAATTATTTTTCCATTCTTTTGATAAATATTTGAAACTTGTAAGAGTTGATTGAAATGTTCCAATGATAGTTGCAAGTTTAATTTTATTTTCTAAAGATTCTAATGTATCATCTCCTCTGATTACGACTTCTGAAAGATTACAAAATTCCCTACTTCTAAGAATAATTTCACTACATGGATTAGTGCCAAAATCATTTCTAGGTTTTCGTCTAATATGTTCTTCGGTATTCATTTTTTCTACTTGCTGTCTAGCCGCCAAACTATTATAAATTCCCCGTTCTCCTGATTTGGAATCATAAAGGGATAACCATTCTCTCATAAAAGTACCAACATCTGGCTTTTCTTTATAGTTAACAGAGTTATTGGCGAGGGCTCGTTGAGGATTATTTTCCCACCAGAGACCCGATTTAGCATGTCTCATTGTTTCATCATTAAGATTAGATAAACTAATAAGAGCAGATCTACGAACACCTCCTACGACAACAATTTCTGCAATTTTACATACAATATCATGCGCTTCTATTGATTTTAATTTACGCCCGGAAGCATTTCGAAACGTATTTATAGTAAACATAAAAAGATCTTCTAATGGCTCAGGACCCGAGGCTCTTCCTCCAAAGGTTTTAAGAGCAGAAC